GGTTAACCCCCCTTTCTTTAAACCTACCACCTTCTAATTATTCTCTTTTGAATTAATTAGATGTTGACGTTTGTTCTTCTTTTAGATCGACGCCATTGTGGTAGCGGCCTTTGTGGCTTTTCTTGTTTCGTTTTCGTTTCTTTGTTTTCGTATTTACTACACTTAACTAATGGCGAGATTGAGATGTTAAGTACATATTTCCTTCATTTTACCTTTATTGAATGGATAGATTGATTGAGATAAGTGGTACCTATTTATAGGATACACATGGTTCGCCCATGCCTTATTTAGGGAAACTGAAGGCTTTTAATTTTCAAATTTGATATTTGGACGTGATGATATAGAAGCACGTTAAATTCTTATCCGCAGATATGCGTTGTTATCACCATAGTTGACGACTGATAGTCAGCGTGACCCGAGGACGCTTGAGATCCTGGCTGTAGTGGCTTACAGAAGACCCGTTGTTATGGAACGGTGATCGAATTGTGCCCGTTTTACGGAGTGTCGTTATACTCCAGTTTTAAATTTTTCAACCGAATACAATCATGGCCACAACTAAAGAAATAACGTTTTGCTCTCATAATTGTGCTCTTAAATACAATCATACGTTTGATCATATTGAAGGAATTAAAACAGGAATTCATACTATTGAATTCACACCTGTGACTGATTTTTCAGTTACATATTCACATCCAACACACGCAAAGCGGAAACTTTGTGTTGATGGTGAATTGCAGATGGACAGCTTGGAATCTTTGGCTGTTTCTGCTATATCTGGAGCTACTGGTTTGCCTCCTGGTATTGTTGGACTTGGGACTAGTTTTCTAGGTTCGATGATGAAAGGCAAATTAGGTTTAGCTGCAAACAAGGATTCACCTGCAGTATTAAACACTCATCCAACAGATATGTGTTTAGCGGATATACCACGAGAAGTGAAGTCCTTGGCGTTTAAGAAACATCATGTGGCTCCAGATGGTAAACCAATAATACAACAAAAAAGTCATAGGAGTATGTCACTGACACAACGATGCAAAGTGAAATCACTCCTTACTACTTTTGTTTGGACGTCGTCTTGTACTGCAGAGCCTTTATTGTTAGGCTTCGTCTCGTGCAGCCCACAGGCTCTTGTTGGAGTGTCTACTGATGGTAGTAATGTTTTTAAACAAGAAACCAATTTATCATACGCATCCAATATGTTTAAATATTGGAGAGGTGAATTGGAGTTTGAGATTGAAATTGTTGCTAGTCAGTTGCATACTGGTCAGATATTTGTGGCTTTTAATCCAAATAATGATGCACCGAAGTTTGATATTGTGGATGCTGGAGGTATTTTGTCTCAAACAATTGAGATTACTAATACCACTTCTAGTTTTACTATACCTTACGTGGCTGTGTCAGATTATCTGGCTTGTAGGCAAGATAATGGAAGGAATATACCAATACCACCTGGACCAGGTTTGGATCTTAAGGCATGGAATTCTGTGCCCATTGACGCTAGTGTTGGTCGATTGTACTTTTATGTACAAAATAGATTGCAAGCACCAAGTACTGTCCCACAACAAGTTTATGTTAATGTGTGGATCAAAGCAGGTAGGAACTTCCAGTTTTCCGTGCCGCAGACGCGTTTAACGCAAGTTTTGATAAGTGGTGTGTGGCAAATGGATACTTCAGACGCTTCTGAAGAAGCTGTGCAAGCTGCATTGAGTAGGCCTAGGAAAGAAGTTCCTGCTGACAATGCACCATTAAGCCAACCTATAGCAGCTCTGGCCGAACACGAATTCAATGAAGAAGATCAAGATGAAGTTGGAGATAATCAAGATGGATTGACAGACGAAAATCCAATTGAGGAAGTGATGGATGTTGAAACTGCTAATACTGAAAATGTTGTTGGCAGACGTTATTTGACGAGAGTTAATCTTGATTGGGATACAGGAGAACCTAAAGGAAAAGTTTTGTTTAGTGCACAATTTCCTTTTGAATTGCTTACAGCCACGCAGTTAGCTATACGTGGTATAGTTGATTACCACGAGTTCTTTCGTGGCGGATTTGAAATTCATGTGAAATTTAATACACAGTTACAATATGTTGGACTGTGTATTTTGTGTTTTCACCCGTATCCTGATTTTGCAGCAACTGGTGATGTTTTGGATCAAGTGTCTACCTTGCATAACTTGCCGAGTGTTTTCTTTAACCCAGCTCTTACAAGTACTGCACAATTGCAAGTACCTTATGCTACTGTTTCCCGAATGATTCGTTCAAGAGGTTTTGATGGAGCTCTTGGAACAGTGTTGATGGTGGTGATTAATCCATTGTTGGCACCTCCCAATTCGTGTACTACGTTAGCAGGTTCAATGCATGTGCAAGTTAGAAATGCACATTTTTCAGTTAAGCGAGTCACAGTCGCGACCACTGAATATGATCGAAGAGCTGCGCATCCAGAGACCTTGTTAAAGGAAAAGGAAGAGATTGAAGGAGATTTTCAAATGCTTCAAAATCCGTCTAAAGGAAAACCGACTAGTAGTCAACGCCTTGGCACATCTGTGCCAGTTAAAGTGTGGGGTAATCAAGGTATTAAACAGCAGCAAGGAAGCTTTATTGCAGATCATGGAAATATTTATGATCTAATGAAGCGTCCCCAAGAATTAACCTCGGTGAGTTGGAGCCAGAACACAGTTACTCAGATTAATTATTCATTTTCTGGTACTGCTCAATTTGCTTATTTTGCCGCCATTTTTGGTTTTTATAATGGTGGTTTTAGACTTCACATGGTAAGCAATGCTGGGGCTTCTGATCAAATTCTAGTAGAAGCAAGTCCGAATTTTGCAAATTTTAGTTCGCTTGGAACTCCTTTTAGAATAGGGGGTTACCAAGGATCGCAATTCTGGAAACCAGGGGTAGAACCTGCTGCTGTTTTTTCTCTACCTTATTACAGTGTTTTTGGATTGATGAATTGTCCTAGACCAACAGCGGGAGTTCCAAATGTGATATATGGATATATTAGCACTTCATTTAGAACAGGGACTTTCCTTGGTGGAGGAACAACTACAGTCAATTGTAGAGTGTTCATGTCAGCGGCGGATGATTTTGAATTTTATTTTCCGTTGCCAGTTCCACAAACGCGATTGCCTAATTCTGCTACTTTGTCTGAAGGTAGTGGTTGGGTTCGAGATTTGACTACAGAAGGAATAGAGCCAAATCCGGGACCTGGAGCTATTCATCAATGGATAGCTAAGCAGTTAAAAGAGATTATTTCGTCAGCAGCTAGCCAGAGTGAAGATGGCATTAAACAGAAGGTTAAAGAAGTGTATTCACATTTGAAGAAGAAAATGATGGTGGATACAGTGCATGATTTAATAATGCCGATATTGTCCGCTGTTTTGGATATTGCATTGCACATTAGACTCATTTTTATAGACACGTCTAGTATGGCTAAAGTTGCGGCGTTTACAGCAATTGCTTTGCGTATTTACAATTCGCTTTATGACGCGTTTCATACAGTTGATGCAGTAAGACAAACTTTTGAACATTACTTTGACATTCAAATTCCACCTGAAGAAGTGGAAAGTATCACGCAACAACGATTTAAGAATGCTAAGGATAGTTTATCAGATTTGTTGCCCGAAAGTGGAGTTGTGGAAGGACAACAGCAAGCATTAATGAGTCTGCCTGCTGCTATAGCCACTTCTTGTTTGGCAGCAATGGTTGGAGCACTTGGTTATACGTTGTCTGGTGAGCAACAAGACTCCATTAAGAAGACGGCAGATGGGAAGTTTTTGCAGATGTGTACTAAAATGGGAAAACTTTCTAGCGGTGCAAAAGGCGCGCGTGATATGTGGATTATGCTTAAAGCTGGAACAGAAACCGCCTTTGATTATTTGTTTAATCCGCACCCGCATGAAGATTGGTACAAAGAAAACTTTTCAAAACTGGAGGACTTGTTTCAATGGTACGCTAAAATGAAATGTGCTAATGCTTTTTCCACTCAGATGGTTGGAAAATTATTGAATGGAGTTTATCCAGGAAAGCACTTGATGGAGCATAGACAGTTAGTGTCAGATGCATTAACGCATTTTCCTTATATTAAAGAGGTGACATTAGATCATAAATTGGTTCTTAAGGACTTAGTGGCGACAATGGCGTATGTGACGGGAGATGAAGCTGCTGCAGAACCGAGGCATGAGCCTGTTGGCATTTATATTGCTGGTGATGCAGGTTGTGGAAAGAGTGTGTTTGCTAAAGAAGCTTTTTCCGTTCCATTGTTAATGTTAACTGGTAATGTTAACAATGATTGGAAAAGACAGATTTATGCTGTTCCTAGAAGTGCCGATCAACAGTACTTTGATGGATATCGCGGACAAGCGATAGCCATTATTGATGATTTTGGGCAAAGTACCGATGATAAAGATTTCACTACTGTTATAGATTTGATTACATCAGTCCAAACGCCTTTACCTATGGCGCATTTAGAGCAGAAGAGTGCTACATTTACATCGAGGATTGTAATAGCTACTAGTAACTTATCTTCTTTTGGACACGTTACTAGTATTCATGATCGAGAAGCAGCACGTAGAAGGTTCCCAGTGGCAGTCAAATTGGCCCTTAAGAAGTCTATCAATGGAAAGTTGGATTATACAACTTTCCAACAAGAAGTGGCGAAGTGTCATGATTTGAATAGTTACTGTGGTGTAGTAGATTCTTACTATACTATACGCTATTTAGATTTGAGTTGCGGAGCTGTGCGTGAATCAGTGAGTTTCAAGGATCTGTTGAAGAATGTAGTAGAACAATATAGAAAACGTTCTTCAGCATGTCCTGTGGGAGACGCTTTAATGGGAATGACGGCTTTCACTTTTGAAGAAATAGATGGCCAACAACAGATGGACAGGAAAACTGTCGTAGAAGACGACAGCGGACTTGATTGGAGTAGGATTGAGCATTTTTCACCGCCGCCTGTAGAGTCGCAAGTACACCGCACTGGAGGAGCTTTGGGAATTCAAGGAGCTTATCGAAACTCACAAGGTGAGTATGTGGTGAATGCAGGAAAGAATGAACCGTCGTGGGTCCAACATCTTGCAGATCCAAATGCTAGTGGCGTTTGGAAAGGATTACAATGCTTGATAGGTTTGGGCATTTACGCAGCGGTTGGATACGGAATATTCATTTTACTGCGTTTTCTTTTCCGATCCTTTATTGCAGAGAAGATAATAGATGGTGATGCGCAAGCAAAGTACAGTAATGATAAAGGTAAAACTTTGCGCAAACCAACTGTGAAAGGAAAGCTTCAGAACACGAATGAAAAAGTGGAGAAAGTTCTTAGGAATCTCGTTAGAGTGAGGACTATGAATGGTGCCACCTTTGGGATTGCATTGGACAATAAGCACGTGTTGACTAATTGGCATGTTGTGGAAGGTGCTAAAGACGTTGAAATACAGTTCAAAAATCGTGGTGGCGAGTTGGATCGTTCAATATTCGCCAACATAGAAGGGTGTGTGCAACGTTTGGAGCATAAAGGGCAATTGATTGATGCTGCATTGATCCAGTTGCCGACTGCTAATATAGATCATGTCAAGACTGTTTGGCATCTTTTCATGAGTTTGAATGATTTTGGAAAGATTTCAGTGAATCGTGCTTTAGGCTTGGATAGTTATGAAGGCACAATTGATTCGAAGTTAGTGTTGTTCAAAGGGAGTGATTCCCTACTTTTCCACGGACAGACGACCAAGGTTGGTGACTGTGGATATCCGTATGCGTTAGCAAAGAATGTGCAGTCGCCAATTTTTGGGATTCATACTGGTTTGAGTAAGCAAGGGGTGTGTATACTGGCTCCTGTTACAGAAACGGCGTTGCGTGTGGCTCAAGAAAAGTTCCCAAAACAAGTAATATCAATTGGGGATTATCAGTTTGAAGATTTCCAATGTTTAGAAACGGAAGGTAACGCTTTTGATGAGGACAAGATGGAGTTTCTTGGGAGAGTGGCCGTGAACGGACATGAACTTAATAATCATTTTGGTGTACCTAGTAAGCTCGTTAGATCGCCTATTCAACCAGAAGGGTTTGACGATGGATTTTTACCTAGTAGGAAAACGCTTGTGCCAGAGACAGGCGTGCATCCTATGTTTACCAACGCACAAAAATACTTTTTGCGTAAACATGAGAATCCTTCTCGATTGGCATTTGATGAAAGCGTCATTGAATACTGCAAAGATATTCCAGCTAGTGTAGGGAGGGCCTTAACTGAACACGAAGTGTTGAATGGTTTTGGCTCGATGAATCGAATAGTTTTGACTACATCACCTGGATATATAAGTAGGTGGGTGACCAAAGAAGACTTGATAGATGCACTGCCTGGTAAAATTGTTAATGGAATCAAAGATAAAGATACTTTTGTGTTCTCACAGAAAGCTAAGGAATTTGAAATCCCATTATATAAGAAATCATTTTACCAAAATATGCTAGATGAAGAAGAACGTTGCGTCCAAGCTATTAGACCAGTATTCTTGTGGACATCAACGCTTAAAGATGAAATGAGACCAATTGCAAAAGTGCAAGCTGGAAAAACGCGCGTTTTTGAGAATCCAGATTTTGGATTTTCTTTACTTTTTAGAAAGTATTTTGGACACTTTATAACCTGGTTCAAAGAAAAGCGCGGATTTAGACTGCACCACGCTATTGGTATTGATCGGGAGCAGGCAGCCAAGCAAATTTATGAGGACTTAGAATGGAAGGAAAATTGTTTTGACGAGGACTATACAAATTTTGATGGTTCAATCCCCCAATTTTTGTTTGAATTTTTCCTCCGCATTACTGATCACTATTATGGTGATTTCAATCAGAAGGCCAGACATGCTTTGGTTGCTTGCTTACGTAATAGCTTGCATGTTGTTGGTCCATATTTATATGAAAGTTCACAAGGAAATAAGAGTGGAAATCCAGCCACTGACGTTTTCAATTCTATTGTTAACGTGGGACTGCATTACATTATATATCACACGATTTTTGGTGATGTCACTGACTTTCGTGATAATGTTGCAATGCTTACCTATGGAGATGACGTTATTGGGAGTGTCAGTCCTTATGTTGCTGATAGTTTCAATCGAGTCTCAATTGCTTACCATGCCAATAGGTTTGGAATGACGATGACACCTGCTAGTAAAGATGGTGAAATGGTACCTTTATCACCAATTGAAGAAGTGACATTCCTTAAGTCGTCTTTTGGGAAAGAAGGCGACGTAATTACTTTTCCTTTGCCAACTAATGTGATCGAAAGAGAATTACGTTGGGAGAAGAAAGAAAATGTTGGCAATGAATTGTTGCTCAAACAACGAATACGCTGCGGTTTGGAGATGGCTAGCCACCATCCCAAGAAATACTATGATTGGGTTCAGAAGAAAATCATAGACTGCGGTTTTGGCAATTTTATTGAT